AAACAGTGATGCATCATCAGCTATTTTAGTGAACATGAATTTTGTTGACTCATCTGATTCAAGTACAGAATATGAATTTTTTAGAGATGACGTACCTGCTAAATCACAAGTAAATGCCTCACCTCAAGGCTTGAATTTAGAAGCAGGTGATGCTATAACTGTGCAAGCAGCTACAGGTAGTAATACGATACAAGGCCTGATAAGTTTTGCTTTAATAGATAGATCGCAAGAAAATGGATAAAGACTTACCAGAAATAAATTGTAGTACAGTTGTTACTTGGCGTAATACTAAGACTGGTGAAAAATTTACAGAGAAGAAAGAAGGACCTGATATTGTACAAGATGTAACAGTAACAATATCTCCAGAAGGTTTAGACATGATGCAGAAAGTATTAAATAATGACAATAAAAAAACTTGATGTTCTTTCAGTCGATTT